AACTTAATAAACAAGAAATTGAAGTTGCAAAAAAATTACCACCAGCTCAATCACAGGAAATAATTAACCAAAAATTAATTTATATAGAAGATTTAATTGAAAAAATTGAAGAACAACACGATAAAAGAATTGACCAATTAGAAACTAAAGTTTATAAAAGATGAAAATATCAATGGCACAAATATTATTTCCATTAATAATGATATTGTTTTTTATATTATTAATGGGATGTGGTAATTACAATCCCCCTAAAATAGCTTCTCATATAGTTGCTGTAACTTTAGATGGTGATACTATACTTGTGCCAATAGAACGCATTAGACCTAATATGTATCAATCTTATTATCCAGTTTATAGTAATTATAATAGACCATATTATAACAATTATCACTTTAGATATTCAGACAACAGGGGTTTTAAAACAATCAATAATGGTAAAAAGGATGATGTTAAAATAAATACTAAACCAATAAACACAACACCAGACATAACTACAAGGCCAAGTTCTAATGTACTTTTAAAAACAAAAAATTGAAAAAGATATTAGCTAAAATATTTGGTGGTGCAGCTGGGGGTATAGCAGAAAAAATAAGTAACATCATAGCAAAACATACTTTTTCTAAAGAAGATAAAGCAAGGTTTGAAAACGAGATGGCAAAAGTATTTTTAGAAGCTGAAAGTGAAATGCAACAAAATGTAACGGAACGCTGGAAAACTGATATGACAAGTGATAGTTGGTTAAGTAAAAATGTAAGGCCAATGGTTTTAATTTTTTTAGTTGTATCAACTGTTTTAATGGTTTTTATTGATGCTGGTGTTATATCATTTGATTTAAAAGATTCACACACAGACCTACTTCAAATGGTCTTATTAACCTGTATAGGTGCTTATTTTGGTGGTCGTAGTTACGAAAAGATAAAAAGGTAAATATTTTTTATATATTTACTAAACACTTGCAAAACCTAATAAAGTTGGACGTTGCTTGGATCAGGCAATTAAATTATTTTCTTTTTGTAGGTTTTTCTTTTCTTTTCTTTTTGTCCTTTTTCTTTTCTTTTCTTTTAATTTAAATAACTATTATGAATATATATTATAAAATTAATAAAATATTAAATTACAAAAATTATAGTGTTAGAAATAAAATTGATGCTTTATTAAAAATAATTCCTGAAGAAATAAATTGTAACTTAGAATCATATTCTACTAAATTAGAATTACAAAATGCAATTAAAAATAAAAAAACTATTTATAAAGCAATCAAAAAATTAGATAAAAATACTGGTGAAAGGTTTTTAAAATTAATGAATCAATGAAAAAAAAATCCAGGAAAAGTATTGTTAAAAGATTAGATACAGTTTTTTCCTTATACATCCGTTTAAAAGATGCAGATCAAAATGGTTATGTAAAATGTATCAGTTGTGATAAAATAAAACACTATAAAGAAGTAGATGCAGGACACTTTATAAGTCGTAGATATATGTCCACACGATACGATGTTTTAAATGTCTTTGCACAATGTAGATATTGTAATCGTTATGCAGAGGGTAATCAATGGTTATATTCAAAAGCTTTAGAAAAAATAAAAAAAGGTTTACCAAAAAAATTATATCTAAAATCTAAACAAACTAAAAAGTATAGTAGTGATGATTTAGAATCGTTAATAACCTTCTATAATAATTTATTAAAAAAATTAAATTAATTAATATATTTATATTGTCCTGTATAATTTGTCTGTGTTTAAAAAAGGGTGTTATTAATTTGACACCTTTTTTTTGTTTGTTATTAAATTTTTTGTTAACTTCACTATTCACAAAAACAAATATATATGACACAAAAAACAATTACACAAGAAGAACATTCGGTTCTTTCTGATTATTACAAGAACGTAATAAAAGAAAAAGACAAAGAAATTAAAGAATTAAAAAATGACATTTTTAACTTGGAATTAAAAAACAAAGCTAATAACGGATATATAATGTCAGTAGAAGAAAAACTTCTAAAAAACAATATTCTTTTATAATGTCAACTTTTCAGAAAAAGCTTTTTGATTTACAACACGAACTTGGATCAATAAGCAAGGATGCAAAAAATCCTTTTTACAAATCTAAATACTTTGATATTAATTCACTAATAAAACAATTACATCCTTTACTTTACAAACACAAATTATTATTAACACAACCAATAACTTGTAGTCAAGTAAGATCTGTAATATCAGACCTTGAAGGAAATTCTATTGAATCATCTTTAAAAATTCCTAAAAATTTAGATGCTCAAAAAATGGGTTCTGCAATTACTTATTTTAGAAGATATACTTTACAATCATTATTGGCATTACAAGCTGTTGATGATGATGGTAATCTTGCTAATAAACTTCCAATGCTTTACGAAAACTTAGGATCTTGGAATGATGTGGTTGCAAATCTAAAATCTGGTGCTGCAACAATAGAATATGTAAAAAGTAAATTCAATACAAGTAAAGTAGATAAAATTTTAAATCAATTAATAAATAAATAAATATGGCTGGAATAATTACCGCATCAATAGATGTATCAAAATTACCTAAAGAAAAATTCTATAAAGGTAAAAAAGGAGTTTATTATGAATTTACAATTTCCGTGTTTGATGAACCAAACCAATTTAATCAAAACGTAGCAATTACAGATTCACAAACTTCTGAAGAACGTGAAGCAAAAAAACCAAAAAACTATCTTGGTAATGGTAAAGTAGTTTGGACAAATAACATTTTAAATAAAATAGAAAATTCTGAATCACCAAAAAAAGAAACAGAAGTTACTAACGATTTACCATTTTAAATTACTGGGGGATTAATTTCCCCCTTTTTTTCACTATTTAATGACAGACAGATTATCTGAAGAAGAAACAGTAAAGTATCTTATTATGCAATCTATTGAACAAGATTGTATTGTAGATCCCAAAATAAAAATAGATTACCCACCAGTTGCAATTTCACTTGGTGAAAAGCTTATTAAAACATCACAGGGTGATATGTTACTTCCAATACCAATTGGCACTTATGGTAATTTTAGTTTTGTACAAGCACCACCCAAAACAAAAAAAACTTTTCTTGTATCATTATTAGCTTCTGTTTATTTAGGAACACAAAACAAATTTGGTGGTAATATTAAAGGACACAGAAACAACAAAGATTTAATTCATATAGATACAGAACAAGGAAAATGGCATTGTCAAAAAGTATTTAAAAGGGTTTTAGATATGAATACAATTGACTATTCAAATAATTATCTTACATTTGGATTAAGAACAATAGGATATAAAGACAGGATTAACTTTATAGAATATTGTTTACAACACAAAACAAAAGATCCAGGACTTTTAATAATAGATGGCATTGCTGATTTAGTAAGTGATGTTAACAACATTGAAGAAAGTAATGCGTGTATTCAAAAAATAATGGAATGGTCTGCAAATTATAAATGCCACATAATTTGTGTAATACATTCTAATTTTGGTAACGATAAACCTACTGGACACTTAGGATCTTTCTTAGAAAAAAAAACAGAAACACAAATACAGCTCGAAGCAAACACAGTTAATAAAGAATGGACAACTGTAAAATGTAGAAGAAGCAGGGGGTATTCATTTGAAACTTTTAGTTTCCAAGTAAATACTTTAGGATTACCAGAAATTGTTGGTGATCTTTACGATCCTTTGCGAAGCTGAATTTATGACTGTATTAGAAAAAATATATTTAAAACACAACATCTGGATTGACATTGTAAAATCATTTGGTTGCAATAAAGAAACTGCTGAAGATATAACAATGGAAATGTATTTAAAATTAAAACGCAAACTTGATGATGGTTTGGACATTGATTTTGGTGATGATGATTACAATTACTTTTATATTTTTAAAGTTCTTAAATCTTTATTTCTTGACTTAAAACGAAAAGAATCAAAAGTTTCCGTTATATCTTTAGATGATTGTAACACAGCTAATAAGGATTGTAATGATATAAACTATATAAATAGTTATGATGAAGTATTAAATGAATTACAAAATATGTATTGGTACGACAGAAAAGTTTTTGAAATATTAGACAAAGGTGAATCGGTTGCATCTTTATCCAGGAAAACAGGAATACCATATCATTCACTATATAATACTTATAGAAAAGTAATTGATAAATTAAAAAAAATAATATGAAAATTACACTTAATCAAAATCAATTGGATTGGTGCAAAAATCTTGCAATGAAAAGATCAGGATCTATGAACCACGCAGAAACAAAAAACAGTATTAATTGTTTTAAAGAAATGCCTGGATGGCACAGACACTATGTTGGTGCATTAGGTGAAATGGCTTATTCAATATATTCTGGTAAAGAAATTGACACAATAACTATTGGTCGTGGTGATGATGGTACAGACTTTGATAATGGGGTTGATGTTAAAACTTCTACATCTAAATACAAACCAAATCTATTAATATTTAAAAAACAATTTGAACGTAAATTTGCAAAAAATTATGTGTTAGCTTGGTTGAAGCTTCCAGTTGTTGAATTAATAGGAACAATAAGCAGAGATGATTTTAATGAACACAAAGAAATAAAAAACTTTGGTTATGGTGATTCTTATTCTGTGGACAAAATACATTTAAATAAACTTATATAAAAAAATGAATGTATTAGAATTATTTGCTGGAAGTAGAAGTATTGGTAAAGTAAGTGAATCTTTAGGTTATAATGTTTTTAGTTCTGATATAAATAATTTTGATAACATTGATTATGTAGTTGATATTTTAGAATTTGACATAAATAAAATTCCATTTAAACCAGATTTTATTTGGGCTTCACCACCTTGTACTTTTTTTTCTGTTGCAAGTATTGGTAAACATTGGAATAAAGACCATACACCAAAATCTAAAAATGCAATAATAGGAATTGAAATTGTTAAAAAAACTTTAGAAATAATAAATAAATTAAATCCTAAATATTGGTATATGGAAAATCCACGTGGGAAGTTAAGAAAATTAGATATTGTCAAAGGTTTACCAAGAACTACCGTATGGTATTGCACTTATGGAGATTCAAGGGCGAAACCCACAGATGTTTGGTCTAACAACATAAGATCTATTTTTAAACCAAATGGTTGGCAACCAAGAAACGAATGTCATAATGGAAATATAAATTGTCATCACGAATCTGCTCCACGTGGGAGTGCAACTGGTACACAAGGATTAAAAGGTAATTATAATAGAAGTATGATTCCACAAGAATTATGTATAGAAATATTAAAATCAATATGAAATTAGGAGATTTAGTTTATTACTTTACTTATTATACTGGTATTAGATATATATGGAAAAAGATTAATCCAAATTGTAAATGTGATGAAAGGCGAAAACAATGGAACGATATAAAAATAAAAAGATGGTAACTAAATTTAATAATAATGATAAAAAACTTTGGAGTGAATTTCGATTACAAAAATCAAACACAATCAGTAGAGTGGAATTTAGAACAATTTGTTTGCTGCACAGCCAGTATTACCAACATAAATACGCAGAACCTTGTGTATGTAATCCCCACAAAATAAATCAATGGATAAAAGATTTAAATATTATTTGGGATAATGGGGTTAAATAGTATTCACAAATGGGAAAAGACATTAGTCAATTTCTTAAACTTTGAAGGATGGAATTTAAAATGGAGTGGTGAAGGTTTAAACCACTATGATGCCATAGGTTATACTAAGAAGGGAATACCGTGTGTTATGGAGATGAAATTTAGAAAAAAGTATTATGAAGATAAAATGCTTGAAAAATATAAATACGATAAATTAATGAAAATGGATAAAGACATTGTAAAGCTTTACTTTGTAAATGATCCTAAAGGTAATTTTTTATACTGGCTAAACACCTTAGAGCTGCCAGAACCAAAAGATATGTATTGTCCTGATACTACACTATGGACTAAAAAAAGAATACTTAAACCTGTATATCTTCTAAAAGAAACACAAGCAACTAAAATAAACATCAATTAGTTTATTAAACATTTTGTTTACAATTCATTTTTTACTACTTTTAAAAAATGGTTTTACTAATAGATGCAGACAGTTTAATATTTGCCAGTTGTTATAGGTCAAAAGAAAATCCTGGTGATTATCCTTATTATGATGATTTAGAAGATGCAAAGATTAAGTTTGACCACCAGCTTATGAAGATTGTCAATGACTTAGAAGAACAATTTGAAGTTGATAAAATTATAACATTCAATGGATCTAAAGGAAACTTCAGAAAGCTACTTACTAAAAACTAC